ATAGGGAATGCATCAATCAATTCAACAGCAAATATCTGTTTAATGAAATCATCGTATTGAACAATCTTAATATTTGTTAAATAAGTGGTATTTGTACCTTTTGCATACCTAAGATTGTTTGTATCACTTGGCATAATAGCTTCTAACCAGCGTTCAAACAGCTTTCTTTCATAGAATTCATTTGTACATAAGAATCCTAAAGTTGTGTCACCACCACCATATGCAGTTTGATATGGAACTTTAAATGTGGGTCCATAAATTTTAACATCAGCTGTTTGCAATGTTTTTCCTGGCAACTCTGCACTTTCACATTGCATGGCTAAGTATCTTGAAATAGCCGCATTCGATGTTTTAGATTGACCAGTTGGTTGTTTGTTACCAATTATGTCATTAATAGAATCTGTTATATCTGCTACAATTGTATTTGGTATATTTAATAGTTTTTCTAAAGCAGATGTTTGTATAAATTTGTCAATGTATTCTGGAATCGGAAGTATGACTTCAAAGCGAGATGGTTTTGCTAACCCATCTTTTCCTTTAATATTAGATAGAAATAATTGTGGTGAAAAGGCCATTAGAATTTTTTCCTTGAATCGGCATATACTTTACTTGTACTCGCACCAACAAAACTCTCCATTGGTAATAAACATGCTATATCCCACTCATCAGCAGATATCTGCAAGAATCTAGATTGCACATGTGAGTATAGATATCTTTTAATACATGGCTGTGCTTCAAACGCCTTTGATGCAGAAGATAAAGCTGCATAACTTAATCGCAGTTTTGTGGTCTTATCATACCTATCATTCGATGCATATTGACTTAACTTATCTAACAAAAGTATTCGTTGCTTTGGATGAATGTAATGTAAATTCAATCCTAGAAAACCGTCTGAGTATTGTTCTATTGGGAGTACCAAAGGAAACCTATCGTAGTATGGCAACGAATTCTTTGTTTTTGGGTCATAGAAATAAAAGTACATATTACCAATAATAGTACTATTTTTCTGTCTTTGACGATCAGCCATCAAGTTTTGTTTTGATGGATTTAATTCTGAAATTTTTGCACGAAGCCAAGACCTCGATTTATTAGTTCGAGGTGTGAGTCCTTCTTTTTGTAAGGACTGATTTATTCTGTCTAAAAGATATGCCATCGTATATTTATGTCAAATACCAAGTTCTTTTTCAGTTATCAATTTGAATTCCCAGCCGTGTTCTTTACAGAAAAGATCAGCTGCTCGCCACTTTTCTTGATTGATAGCATATGTTATTGACTCATTAATGTAATTCTTTGTTCGTCTTTTTTGCGTGGGTTTTTTGGTTTGTGCTTCTGGCTTAACCTCTAATATATAGGTAATGGTCTTACCGCCCTTTAGTTTCAGATGTACGATGAAGTCTGGAAAGTAACGATGAGCTTTCTTATCAACAGGTGACACATAAGGTATTGGCAATTCTTCGGACGCCCACCAGATTACGTTTGGATTCTCATCCAAATATTTCATCACTCTCAACTCCCAAGAAGAACGGTAAATAATATTACTTGCGTTTCCTTTGTACTTTGAAGTGTTTTTAGGGGTAAATGTTCCTCGGTATGACATAAATATATCTAGTTAACTATAGGACAGAAAATGGCATTTTTTTCATTAACAGATATAAAAATTACTCCTCAAAATGATAGGGGTAATGACCCTGATTTTAAGTTTAACACCCCAAATGATAGTTATCTTGGTGATAATAGGCGTTATCCATCAGACCTTGGTAATGCTGACAAAGGTCATTATATGATGTTTTATATAAATGTTCAAGAAAGAAGTATAGGTCAAAATCCAGCATTGAAGAATTCTTTAGATCCAAACGCTACAAATGAGGTTCCAAGTAATAATGGTTTGGCTGATTCAATTAAAACTATTGCCACTTCTGCTGTTGATTTTGCACAAAAAATAGGTGAAAAACTTGATAATAGTATTTCATCTACAAGCCAAGACGCTGATGCACAAGAAGGTGGATTTTACGGTCAATCATCTTCAAGTGTAGATATGATAAGAAAATCAAAAAGTTTTATGGCTCAAGGAGTAAAACATACCACAGAATCTGGACTTTTGAAAAGATCAAATTTTTTTAGAACAACTAAAAGAACAAAAGATTCCATTGCGTTATATATGCCAGACACTTTAACTTTTGATTACAAACAAGGTTTTAATACTACAAGTGTTACGAAAGATTTAGGACTTCCTGGTGGTTTAATACAAGCTGGAGCTTCATTGATTGATCAACTTAAAAGTAACGCAAGTGGTTTGGAAAAACTTGGTAATATGTCACCTTTTGCCGCTGAAGCAGTAAAAAGTAAATTTGGTGGTGATACATTATTTACTGCATTAACAAGTGCAACTGGTGGTGCATTAGCGGTAAATCCACAATTAGAAGTAATATATCAGTCACCATCATTTAGAAATTTTAGATTTCAATTTATGTTTTATCCAAGAAGTGAGAAAGAAGCTTCTGATGTATTGGACATTATTGATTTATTCAGGTATCATCAAGCGCCAGAAATTATGACTTCATCTTATGGTAGATATCTTATTCCACCATCAGAGTTTGAAATTGAATTTTATTACGGTGGTCAGTTAAATCCAAATATACATTCTATTGGTAATTGTGTTTTAACTGATATTGCTTTAGATTTTGCACCTAATGGATATCAGTCATACGAAACTTTAGGTCTTATACCACAAAAAGGCAAAACTGGTATGCCGGTTGCAATTCGTATGGATCTGTCATTCCAAGAAACAGAGATTCAAACAAAATCTTCACTCAGAAAAGAATACGATGGAAAAATTAAAAATGGTGATTCACGACTTAGTAGTTTTGTTGCTGGTGGCAGTGATTCAAGTGGCATAGGCCGAGATGGTTATGATGCTTCTGGTACATATGCAGCTGCAATTGGCAGCGGCCAACCAGATGATGTTACTGGAGTAGATGAGGCTATAGCTTTGAATGCAGCTGATGATTTCAGAACAGCCTCAGATATAGACGATATTTCAACTTCAGAAGGCGTTGGATATGATCCTGAAGATTATGTAAGTGTAAATGAAGGTGAAGAAGAAGGAGACGAATAATATGGCTAGATATTTTAATTTTTTCCCAAGAACACCTTATTATAAAGGTGTAAATTCCACTTCTTTAGATGAGTTGACTAACATAACTGCAAGATTTGGATTTCAAGCCGATCTTAAAAACAATGCAGCTGCTTATTATAATTATTTGGTTAAAGATGGTGATACACCAGAAATTATTGCATCTAAAATTTATGGTTCACCAGAAAAACATTGGATTGTTTTATCTATGAATGATATTACCGATCCATTATATCAATGGCCATTGACACAACGAACAATTATTAAATTTATTAATAAGAAATACGAATCTAATGTATACGCTGATACTGCTAATACTGGAGTATCTGGTGTTTCATGGGCAACAAATAATATACATTCTTATTATAAAGTTGTATCAAAAATTAATAATACTTTAAAACTTAAAACATATAGAAAAGTAAATGTTGATGTGAATACATATTCATTAATTGTAGCAACTTCAAATAACTTTACGTTACAAGATGGTGTAAGCCTCACAATAGAAACATCAAAAGAAACAAAAACTTATTATGACCGTGAAATTGAATTGAATGAAAATAGAAGAAAAATTATATTGTTGAAACCCGAATTTGTACCAGAAGTGGAATCTGAATTTTTAAGAGTTATTAGAGAAACTTTATGACTGATAGTTTAAATATTAGGCAATCTACCGACTTTAAAATTAATGAACTTTGTCTATTAACAAAAGGTGGTAAAGTTAAACTCAATGAGGTATATGAAGAAATAAACATATATGAGAGTATGCTTGCGCCATGTATTTCTGGAAATATTCTTATAAGAGATGCTGTTGGACTAACATCAAAATTGTTATTTGATGGTACAGAAAGTTTATTGATAGACATAGACAAAGGTGAAGGTTTGTTTAGAATGAAACGCCTGTTTAGGATTTACAGTCAAAGTGATAGAGTTAATATTAATCAGACATCCGAATCATACATTTTAAATTTTGCTTCAGATGAAATAGTTTTATCAGAACAACAAACATTAGCTGAATGTTATAAAGGAACTTACACACAAATAGCTCAAAAAATAATAACATCAAAGTTGTTAGTTGATCCAGAAAATCTTAATGGTGTTTTTACACCATCTTTGGGTATGAATGATGTTATTATTCCGCAGTTGAAGCCGTTTGATGCATTAAATTGGATTGCAAAAAGAGCAGTAGATTCTGGTGGTCAACCATCTTTTATGTTTTTTGAAAATGTTGAGGGTTATAATTTCTGTACATTGTCAGATATTATGAAAAGACCGGTTATGTTTAATGTGTTTTTTGATGTTAAAAATTTACAAGGTCAAAACATTAAAGAAGAAATGATTAGTGTGCGAGCTATGGAAGTTATGTCGCAATTCGATTTCATCAAGAGCACTCAATCTGGTGTTTTTGCTGGCACTTTTATTGGTATAGACCCGTTAACTAGACAAGTTAGAACAGAAATAAAAACTGTTGACAATGTTTACAACGGAACAAGAATTGGTAATCAAAATCCAAATTTGCCTATTGAATTTAATAAAAAAGGTCAACGAAATGTTGATATGCCTGGATCAAGAGTTGTTGTTGACATATCAACAGCGCCTAGACAAACTTCAAAATTCATTAAAGATAATGACGGCACTTCAATACAAACTGATGACACACCACAAAAATTTGCATATGCAAGAAAAGCTTTATTGCAAAATTTTGTAACTCAAAGAATGAAAATTGCTTTGCCTGGAAACTTTATAGTTTCTCCAGGAAGAACTCTATATATGGAAGTACCAACTAGATCAGTAAATTTAGTTGATTCTAATAATTATGATATCACTCTTAAAGGTAAATATGCAATTTTATCAACAAGACATATCATACGATATAATCAATTTGAAACAATAGCAGAAGTTGTTACAAATTCATCAGAAAAACCATTGATTCAAGCACCTAAAGTTACAAGTAGAAAAGTGACTGACACAACTACAAAATCGGATTATTCTGGTGATGGAAATGTAGTGGATTTAAGTTTAGGATAAGGATATAAAAATATGTATGAAAATGATAGAGCTAATCCAAATAATTGGACAGGAGTTATAGAAGACTACGATGATCCATTAGAGAATGGAAGACTTCGTGTTCGTATTTTTGGATATCATAATGCAGATAAAACAATTCTTCCAACAGATTGTTTGCCATGGGCAATGGTTGGATTACCAGTTAATGCATCAAGACCCTCTAATGCACCAAGTCTTGGTGATTGGGTTGTTGGTTTCTTTTTAGATGGTGAGTCAGCACAATTTCCTGTAGTGACGCACGTTCTTCCAGGAATTAATACTGTACTTGTTAAACAACCTGTAAATTCACCAAAAACACCAGCTGGGGTTGTGTATAATAGAGCTGGTGAACCAACAACACCACTTTTAGGTCGTGGTGTTGTGGCGTATACTGCAATAGATATATCTAATAGAAATCGAGCTCACGTTTGTGATATTTCATATGAAGTTGACCAGACTATTGGTGCTATGAAAAATCTTTTTGGTCCACTTATTGATAAGATTAGAGATTTGATTAATGGAGTAATAGGAGCATCAAATCTTGATCCAACTGGTTTAGTCAAACAGGTAATTGAGTTTGCTAGAAAAGTTATTAGATTTATCAAACAAATTACAAAAGCAATCAAATACGTTCAAGAAGTTATAAATGGATATTTTGAAGTCATAAGAAAAGTTAAAGCAATGATTTCTTATATTGCAAGTTTACCAGCAGAAGCCGCAGCTTTCTTTAAAGAATGTTTGGGTAAGTTACTTGCAGTTATAAAAGCTGGATTTGCATCATTATTTCCAGATTTTGGTGGCGGGGGTCTTGGTGCTGACGTAGCAGAGTTAATAACTACAGTACAAGAAGGTGTTGATGCTGTAACAGATTTGACCAGATCAGCTGCACAAGTTATTGCAACTCCACAAAAACTTCTTGCAATAGCAACCGCACCAACAACAGCAGCTGAAGCTGCAGCTGGAAAAGCAGCGGTACAAAGTTTAATTGCTGAAGCTGGTACGGTAGCAAGTCCATTGGATGTTGGAGCTGGTCCTTAATATAAAAGTGAATTAAAATATGGCAGACGATATTAGAGAAGAATTACCCAATAGACCTGATACAGACAATGGTTGGACTGAGCCGTTATCAGCTGCATCTACAAAATATCCACCAAAATATCCTTATAATAACATAACACAGACCAAGTCTGGTCACATGTTTGAAATGGATGACACACCTCAAGGTGAACGTGTCAGAATACATCATCGTTCTGGAACATTTATCGAAATGCATCCAAATGGAGATGAAGTGCATAAGATTTATGGTGATGGATATGAAATTATTACTAAGAATAAAAATGTACTAATTAAGGGTGTATGTAATATTACAGTTGAAAAAGATTGCTTAATTCACGTTAAAGGTGATAAAAAAGAAATTATTGATGGTAATTATAATATGATTGTCAAAGGCGATTATACTGTTGTTGTTAAAGGTGAGGGATCAATATTATCAGCAGATGATATGACAGTTGGTGCTGGTGGTGATGTATCTGGTGGTTCACTACATATAAAGACAGGCGATCACTTGCTTATAACTGGTGATTTGGAAGTTGATGGACATTTAGAAGCACTTTCAATTGGTGCTGTTAGAGTTGATGCTAGAGCTGGTCTTTCTTGTGGCATAGGTGATCCAGGTGATCCACTTAAAGGTAGATTTCCAACACCTCCGTTAGGCATATTCTCTGCAACTACAGTAACAGCTTTACTTTCTGTTGCAGCTCCATTAGGAACTTTTGGTTTGATGGATTCTATTTTGATGACCGATACGGTAAATACCGCACTACATAATTGTCACTTCCATGTAGGCTTCAAAGGACCAACAGGTCCACCAATTCCAAAAATGATTTAAGGATATATTATGGCAACTCTTTTTGATAGAACAGGTTTTAATTTTACCGACACCAGTGGCACAATAACTACATTGCCAAATACAGCTATTCAACAATTGAATACGGCGCCAGCATTGGTACCAAATCAATGGATGAAAGATGATTTGATAAACAATGATACTAGTGGCTATTATAAGAACCCTGTAGCTAATTCGTGTAACATTATTTGGAACACCGCAAACACTTTATGGGCTATTGCAAATAATTTACAAGGTACTGCTAATACAACACCTTTGTGGACAACAATCTATACAACACTAGGAAATATTGTTGATGCCAATACTGAGATGGTTCAGTTTATAAATCATACAAACAGAATTTCAGGTGTAGTTCCAATCACGGCTAATACAGATGCGGCTAATAAACCATGCCTTGAACAGGCTATGCAAATTGGTAAAGCATTGACATATTTGATATATCAAGTTGATGGCCGTGAAGACAACGCACCAATGTTGGGTAGTTTCACTAGCATTTTAGTGGCAAATACAATTAGTGATTATGCTAATACAATTGTGACATATCCAAATACAATTAATGCTAGCATTACAGTAAGTACGAGTGGTACTCCACCAGATCCAATTATTACAACAAACACATCAAATTTGACATATAATACAGTAAATTCAATTGCTGAATTTGCAAATACTTTATATACTTTGTTACATGACCGGCGAGTACATGATGAGAATTTTTATACCACTTCAAATGAATTGGTTAATGAAGCTAAAAATATACGCAGATATTCAAATTTAGGAGCATCTGAAAGCAGTTTAGTTGACAATCTTGTAGGAACTGATAAATTAAAATCCAGGATTGCTAATCAGTAACATAAATATAAAATGGCAACAGTATCAACACAAACCACAAGAAGATTTCAAGATTTGGATCTGAATTTTAAAATTCATCCGGTTCGAAAAGACATTAATAAGCACGTTGGAGAAATGGCAGTGGTTAATTCTGTCAAGAATTTAGTGTCAACTAAACATTATGAGGTGCCATTTCAACCTGATATTGGTTCAAATCTACACAAATTGTTGTTTGAACCACTAGATTCAGTTACAGCTACTCTACTTGAAAGGGAACTGACTGAAGTTATTAACAATTTTGAGCCTAGAGCTAGTGTGCAAACTGTGAATATAAATTTAGATTATGATAACAGTCGTTATAATGTTGAAATGGTATTTAAAATAATCAATTCAACCAATCCAGTAACAATCAAATTTTTCTTAGATCGAGTTAGATAAATGGCAGATAATCGCTTACAGGTTGCAGAACTTGATTTTGACACGATCAAGACCAACTTAAAATCATATTTACAACAACAGTCCGAATTTCAAGATTATGATTTTGAAGGCTCTGGTCTTAATGTTCTAATTAATCTTTTAGCATACAATACACATTACAATGCTTACTATTTAAATATGGTAGCTAATGAGTCGTTTTTAGATACGGCATTGTTAAGAGATTCTGTAGTATCACATGCAAAGACTTTGGGTTACGTTCCATATTCCAAAACTGCGGCCACTGCGGCAATAAATGTCACTATCGATTCTGGTACTACTGTTATAGACACATTAACAATACCAAAAGGTTTTAGATTTTTATCTAATACGATTGACAATAATTCTTACATTTTTAATGTAATGGCTGATGCAACTGTTACTAAATCTGGAACACAATATTTCTTTGAAAGTTTGGAAATAAAAGAAGGTGAATTTACTACCTATTCTTTTACTCAATCTGACAACTCTAATCCAAAAAGTATATTTGAAATCCCAGATTCCAATATTGATACTAATACAATTAATGTAACTGTTAGACCATCTTCTGGAAACTCACAAGTCACAATTTATAACTCTGTACGAGATGTTTTAGATGTTACCGCACAATCAGAAATTTATTTCCTACAAGAATCTAAATCTGGTAAATATAAAATATATTTTGGTGATGGATATATTGGTAAAAAAATTAACGATGGTGCAGTAGTTACAGTAACTTATCTGTCAACATCTGGTTCATTAGCAAATAAAGCATCTGCATTTACTGTGGGTAGTGATCTTGGTGCTGCATATACGATAACAGTTGATACTGCTAGTGTAGCTTCTGGTGGTGCAGGTAGAGAAACTGTTAGTGAAATTAAATACAATGCATCTTCTCAATTCGCAACACAAAACAGATTGGTGACATTTAAAGATTATGAGGCTTATATCACAAGAAATTATCCACAACTGAGTTCAATTTCAGTATGGGGTGGTGAAGATCAAATACCGCCAGTCTATGGTAAAGTTTTTGTTTCAATTAAACCAAAAGAAGGATATTATCTTTCTCAATTTGAAAAACAAAGAATTTTGAATGACATTATATCTCCAAAATCTATTGTTTCGGTTCAAACGCAATTTGCAGATCCAGAATATTTGTATATATTGGTAAATAATTATATTCAGTATGATCCAAAAAGAACTAATTTAAGTGAAAATGCCATCAGAACAAATATTACTAATGCAATTATAAATTATAAAAATACAAATCTTGATAAATTTGCAACTAGATTCATTCTTTCAAAATTACAAGAAGCTGTTAATGCAGTAAGTTTAAATTCTATTATTGGTTCTGAAACAACTGTTCGTTTACAGAAAAGAATACTTCCAATTTTAAATCAAAGTAAAAATTATACAATTAGCTATAATGCACCATTACATCGTGGAACAATCACGAATAAACTAACATCAACATCATTTAATGTTAATGACACAGATGGTGTAGAACGTACTGTGGTCTTTGATGAAATTGAACAAGCGTATTCTGGAGTTAACTCTATACAATTATCAGATGCCGGTTCTGGATATATTACTGCACCTACAATAACGATTGTTGGTGATGGATCCGGAGCAGAAGCGGAAGCTGTTCTTCTAAATGGCCGTATTCAAACAATTAATATGGTGAAAAGAGGAATAGGATACACAAGAGCTCTTGTAACTATTTCTGGTGGTAGTGGTTATGGTGCAACTGGTGTTGCTGTCATTGATGGTAGAGTTGGTACAATAAGAACCATCTATTATGATTCAAATGCCGAAAGACAAATTGTTGATGACAATGTTGGATTTATTGATTATGACAATGGTATTATTCAAATTTATGATATCAATATCCTATCTGTAGATTCACCAGATGGATATCTTCGTGTTTCTTTACAATCTGAAAAAAGTATTGTTGAGACAGTTCGAAACACAATCATCACTATTGATGAAACAGATCCTACTGCTATTACTGTTAATTTGACTAAAGCTTCTAGTTAATTAAATGTCTGATTTAAAAACATCCATACTTGTTTCGCAACAAGTACCCGAATACGTTAATGACGAATATCCATTATTCGTTTCATTCATGGAAGCTTACTATGAGTTTTTAGAAACAGCACAAGGAACTCAAAAAAATAATGTATTGGAATTATCAAAAGATTTAAGATATATCTCTGATGTTGATATTTCCATAAATGCGTTTGAGAGAAGCTTTTTTGACATGTATGCAGCTCTTATTCCTAGAGATATTAGAGTCAACAAAGAAACATTAATTAAAAATGTATTGCCGCTTTATCTCGCAAGAGGTAATGAAAAATCATTTAAGTTATTATTCCGATTACTTTTTGGTGATGAAGTTGAAGTTCTTTTACCAAAAAACAATGTTCTCAAAACTTCTGATGGCCAATGGACTATTGATAACATTCTAAAGTTAGAAACAGATATCCGTAGTACCTATGTTGCCAATGGTTCAAATACAGTATTTTATTTGGCACAATCAGTTGATGTTGGTGATATTTCTGTTTATGTTAATGATACATTAAAAGTACTTAATACAGATTATACTGTTCGTAAAGAATCAAGAAAATTAGTTTTCAATACAGCACCAGCTGCAAATTCAGCAATCAAAGCTGTTTATAGTAATTTTGATGTTACATTATTAAACAACAGAAAAGTTACAGGATTAACTTCTGGTGCAACTGCGGTTATTGAACGTGCAACAAAGCGAATCATTACGGACCGATTAAATTTTGGTTTACCTTTTGAATTGTTCATTGATAAGAAATCATTGAGTGGATTATTCACTAACGGTGAACAAGTTGTAACCGATATCATTGATTCAAATGGAACAATAATAACTTTAAATGCCGACACTTTTTCCATTCTTACTACAATTCTAGTTACTGGTTCTGGTGCGTCTTATAATGTTGGTGATAAG